AAACAAAAAAAAAAAAAGGAGAACTAATGCCCCTGCGGTGTGGAAGGACACACTTGAGCACAGACATAGCACTGGCTACTCAGTTAAAGAAGTGAGTCAGAATGCCAGCAAGCAGGTTTCGAGTCCTGCCAGGGGCAATAACAACTAAAGGAGGGGTATGTTAAAGGATAGAATGATGAATAAACTTTTATGTTATTTGTTTCATGGAAAATATAAAAAACTAATAGCAGATCATTACTACTACTATGTATATTGGTGTTCAAAATGCAAAAAAGAGAGACCGACTTGGATATGAGAGAGTCCTGCCAGGGACAATAAAAGAAAGGGAGAACTAATGCCTCTAGCTATTGATTATCGCCCAAAAACTATTGAGGAAGTTATCGGTAATGATTCCATAAAAGACAGTTTAAGGTCAGTATTCTCTAGGGAAAAAGATTTTCCTCATGCCTTCTTGTTTCACGGATCTTCAGGAACCGGAAAGACTACCTTTGCTAGGATAATAGGAAGTCTTCTCGGATGTAATGGACAAGATTTCATGGAATATAATACCGCTGAAGCAAGGGGTATTGATACAGTAAGAGAAATAGATCAAAATTGTAGATATGCTCCTTTAGATGGAAAATTTAAGATTTATCTGTTAGATGAAGTACATAGAGGAACCCTAGATTTTCAATCTTCTTTATTGAAACTCCTAGAAGATGCTCCCTCACATGTTATCTTCATTTTATGTACCACAGAACCGGAAAAAGTTTTAAGGACAATAAGAACAAGGTGTATGATGTTCCAAACTAAGGGGTTACTAATGCACCAAATGACTGACTTATTGAAATCAGTATTAAAAAGTGAAGGATTAGAAGGCTATCCTAACTCTATCATAGAAGAAATTGTAAAGTGTTCTGAAGGATGTCCTAGACAAGCCTTAGTTTTACTTGATTCGGTAATAGATATTCTGGATGAGGAAAAAGCCTTAGAAGCTGTTACAAGTTTTAAAACTCAGGAAGCTTCAGTTATTGATATTTGCAGATTACTGATTGCTAATGAGAAAGGTAAATGGAAGAAGATGAAAGAACTCATCAAGGTAATTGATGAGGAACCCGAATCAATAAGGTATGCTATCTTAGGATATTTTACTAAGGTTCTTTTAGATGGAGCAAATGATAAGGTTGCAACAATAATGGAGATATTTTTTGAAAATTGGATGTATTCTAAAAAGGCAGGCATGACTTGGGCTTTGTACCAAGCTTGCAAATTTAATTAACTCTTGCCCCTGCGGTGTGGATGGACACGCATGGACTGCCTAATATGCCCCATTCAGTGGGAGAGCATTCCAACCGTTCGATTGACGTTAGGCGGGCAGACGGTTAGCAGGTATTGAGTCCTGCCAGGGGCAATAGAGGAAAAACAATGAAACCATATAATGAGCTAAAGAAAAGAGTAGAAGATATAATTTGGTCTTTTAGGTTTGTATCTACTTCTGGAGTAGTACCCATATATTTGGTAAGGGAATTACTTGAAGAAATAAAGGATAGGGATAAACAAATAGAAGACCTAAAGTCCTGCCAGGAGCAATAAAAAAACAAAATTTTCAGTTTTTTCAAAAATATGCTATAATATAAATAAGAAAGGAGTAGACAATGAGTAATGACTTAATAAAAGATACCAAGCTTGACTTAGGCAATTTAGATGAAAATGCTTTAGAACAAGCCTCACTTTGTGCTGAATGGTCTACGAGATGGGCTACAGCTTGTTTGAAAAGAGATCAATTAAAAGAAAAACTTACAGTATTAAGAGCCACTTTAGATGATAAAATAAGGAAGGAAGCAGGTTCAGAAAAACCTACAGAAAATAAGATAAATCAAACCATATTACTGAATGAGGAACATCAACAGGTGTCCCAAGAATTGATTGAGGCTCAATATGAAGTGAATCTGTACCTAGCAGCGAGAGAATCTATGGATCACAGAAGAAAAGCTATTGATGCTTTGGTAGAATTATTTAAAGCAAACTACTATGCAGGAAAACAACCTTACAAGGAAATGTCTGAAAAAAAGTCAGAGGAGGTACAAAATGAATCCTTAAAAACTAGTTCAAGATTAGTGAGGAGGGCTTAGTGGAAACTTTTTTATTTTATTTAAAAATAGGTATACTTATAATGTTAGGTGTCCCTTTGTTGTATTTTATTATAAGAATAATAAGTTCCGCTGTTTTCAAATCTTATTATCAAGAAAAGAAAGATTCTGAGAAAGGAAAATAAATTATGCCATTTGATAGAAAAAGCATAAACTGGAAAGATGAGCTAGAAAAAAGACAGAAGGAAGCTTATAGAAGCAAAGATGATTCAGGCAGGTTCAAGCCTGTATTGAAAGCTCTGCCTGATGGATATGAAATCTGGAAGTGTACTGAAGGAGAACATTTAATAGATGTAATTCCTTATCTTGCTTCAGAAAATAATCCTAATAACACACCTGTAGGAAATCCCTCTTTTAAAGCTGATATTTGGGTACATTCTAAAATAGGACCTAATGAGGACAATTATGTTTGCCTAGCTAGGACTTTAAAGAAAGACTGTCCCATCTGTCAACACAAAAATTATATCAAAGAATCTCAAGGATTAGATGAAAAAGATCCTATGGTAAAATCTTTGAACCCTAGCAGAAGAATTTTCTACAATGTTTGGGTTCATGACAACGAAAAAGAAGAAACAAAGGGACCTCAAGTATGGGAAGTGTCACAGTTTTTGTTTGAGCAACCTCTAATCAACCAGGCACAAATTCCTAAAATTGCAGGAGTTAGCGTAGGGGGATCAGAAAACTACACTAACCCTGACACAGGCAAAATGATCTCTTTTACTAGGAAGGGTAAAACTCAACTATCTACAGAGTATGTTTCCTTCCATTTTATTGCCAGACCTAAACCTATCCCTGATGAAATTCTTATGAAGTCTTTATGTTTAGATGATTTCATAACTATCCCTACTTATGAAGAAGTCTACAAAGCCTATCATTCGGAGCAAGATCAACAGGATGAGGCAGAAGCAACAGAGAAATATGAACCACCTGCAAAAACTGAAGAAAAAGACATCCCTGACTTTCCTATAAATGAAAGAGAAGCTAGGAGACAAGCGAGATTAGCCTCAAGAGAAACCCAAGCTCCTCTAAATCCTTGTCCTCATGGTCATAAATTCGGTAATGACATTGATGCCTATGATGAATGTGTAGAATGTACCAGGGTAGAAGATTGTGAAAAGGAAGCTGATATTATCAAGATGAAACAAGAGGAAGAACTAAAACAAGAAATTAAAAAAGAGGAACCTAAGAGACCTCTATCAAGGAGATTAGGAAGGTGAGCTTAGTAAAAAGGAACAAAGAAACCCAAAGCATAATAGATAATGCACAACAATCCGAAATAGAGGCTGATCTTTCTATCATAAACAGAAAGATCAGCACCGAAAGGGTTGTTTCAACCGGCTCCACCTTACTTGATTTAGCAATATCAGGTAAGGTGAGGGTCGGTGGGGGAGTTCCTGGGGGAATTATCGTAGAAATTTATGGTCCTTCAGGGTCAGGAAAAACAGCTATCTTAGCAGAATTATGTGCCTCTGCTCAAAACCTAGGGGGAGAGGCTTTATTTGTAGACCCTGAAGCTAGATTAAATCAAGAGTATGCTAAGATTTATGGTATAAGTCTAGAGGAATCACAATTTGATTATAAACAACCTGACACTGTAACAGAACTGTTCAATGAAATCATCTTCACCTGGAAACCTAAAAATGATAAGGTTATCAATATAATAGCTTCGGATTCTCTAGCCGCTCTGTCTACCAAACTAGAAATGGAAGATGAAGATAAGATGGGCATGAGGAGAGCTAAAGAATTCTCTCAAGGACTTAGAAAAACTTGTAGGATCATAATGAATAATCATTGGTTAGTAGCTTGTACCAATCAAATAAGACAGGGAGATGGGGGAGAGACTACACCTGGAGGGGAGGCTGTTAAGTTTTATTCCTCTCTAAGAATAAGAATAGGACCTTCTTTTAAAGGTTCTAAAATTATAAAGAAAACTAAGGTAGATGGGTATGCTAAAGAGGTTGAAAAGGTTGTAGGAATTGTAAGTAATTGCAAAATAACTAAAAGTTCTGTAGATGATCCCTTCAGAGAAGTATCTATTTACATCCTTTTTGGGTACGGAATTGATGATATTAGAGGTAATTTACAATATGTAAAAGATATGACAGGTGCATCTATGTATGATTGCTTTACCAAAGAATGGAAATCTATGGACAATGCTATCAAATACATAGAAGAAGGAGGATTAGAACAAAAATTGAAAGAAAGAGTTTATGAGATATGGGACAAAGTTGAATCTTCTTTTGTTATACAAAGAAAGAGAAAGGAAAGATAATGACAACTTTGGTAAAAAAAAATGATGATGAAAGCGTAGAAACTTTAATAGAAAGAGCTAGGAAATTTGAAGTTAAAAGAAAGTCAAAGAAAGACATAAATGAAGAAGATATAGAAGTAGCAAAAGAATGGATAAAGGATAAAATTTCCTTCAATCAAATAGTTGGAGCCTACAATTCCACTAACGCCTTAAACAGAGTAGCCAGGTCATTAAAAGTATTATACCAAAAAGGTGAACTAATAATAATTGAAGTAGGGGAGAGTGATGGAAGATAAAACGGCTCTTATGATACTAAAAAATGAAGGTTGGTTAGAAAAAGATAAGTTACGAAATCTTACACCCTATATTTATGTACGTAGTAAAAACAAAGTACAATTAGATGGAGACTTTACCCCAAATGAACTCAGAGCTATAGCTTGGTGGGTAGAAAACAAATGAGACCCTTAATCCTAGAGAAAGGAAAGATAAATGAAAATAAAACATTATGCAGTGGGTGTATCACTTTTATTTTTAGTAGGATGTGCTGGATTTAGTAGGTCGTGTTCATCTTTTAGTGCGGGAACCTTCGGATCAAATTGGATAATAGTTCAATATGATTATAAAGGGAACCCGATTAATTGTTGGAAGCTACAAAACGTTAGTGTGAGCAACGAAAGAAATAGTGATGGAATATATTGGAAAGATTCCTCAGGACATTTAGTTCATATTTCAGGTTGGTACAATAGAATCCAGGTAGAAGGAGACAGGTATGAAGAGGCTGCAAAATTAGTAGGGGTAGAACTTTCAAAAATAACAAACGGCAAATACGGGAAATAAAAGATGAAACATTTAAAAAAATTAATGGAAGAAATCGTTGAACAAAGAGAAGAAATATTAAAAGCTTTTATATCCAAATATGATTGCCAACCTAATGAATGTGAACAAATAGTAGAATATAATGGTAATACAATGATATTTTATGTTAGAAAAAGGAAAGATAATGAAATGTCCTGAATGTGGTTATGATGGGATATATTATGATCCAAAGTTAAGACTTTGGAGATGTAGAAATTGCGGATGGGCCAATGAATAAACCGTTAATCCTAGTAGACAGTAACTACATCTGCCATGTAGTTAAACATACTATGGGACATCTGACTCATGAAGAAATGCAAGTGGGTATTATTTTTGGTTTCTTCAAACAGATCCTATCTTTAGCCAAACAATTTAACTCAAATCAGTTTGTGTTTGTTTGGGATTCTACTTATTCAAAAAGAAAAGAAATCTACTCTGAATACAAGAACAATAGGAAGAGGAAGCTGACTGAAGAAGAAAAGAAATTGAACGGGTACGCTTATAATCAATTTGACTTGCTTAAAAATGAATTGTTAAACAGGGTAGGTTTCACAAATAATTATTGCTTTACGGGGTATGAGGGAGATGATTTAATAGCTTCCATATTAAATTGGAACTTCAAATTAGAAAATATCATAGTTTCTTCCGATAATGACCTTTATCAGTTATTAAAATCAGGAATTAGAATCATAAGCACCTATTCTATCACTAAAAAACATCTTTATACCTTTGCAGATTTTGTAGAGGAGTGGAATATTTTTCCTAATTTATGGCCTACGGTAAAAGCTATTACAGGATGTTTAGGTGACAATGTTAAAGGATTGCCTGGAGTAGGAGAAAAAACTGCTATCAAATATCTGACAGGTAAACTGGCTAGTGGCAAAACTAAATCCCTGATATTTGCTAGAGAGAATGATATATTACATAGAAACATGCCTATAGTAGAACTTCCTTTTACAGGAACACCTAAAATACATTTAAAAAATTTTGATACCTTATATCTGAAAAACTTTTTGGAAGTTTTTGATAAGTATAATTTCCAATCCCTAACCACCAAAGAGGCTATGAATCAATGGAAGAAGCACCTGGAATTAGAATAATTGCTAAAGAGTTATTAGATCAATACAAAATCTATGAAGGAACTAAAAGCAAGATCAGAAGGTCCGATGAAGGGAAAAGGTTAGATAAATTATTCAAGAAATTGGAAAAGGTACTAAATAGAGATGAAACAATCTATCAAATATGAGGAGAAATAAATGGCTGATGGAGAGACTAAAATAACTTTTGGTAAGTTTAAAGGAAAGACTGTAGAGGAAATACCTTCTAGCTATTTAAAATGGTTAGCAGAGCAAGACTTTATGGATAAACCTAGCAATTACAATCTGTTAGAAGAAGTGGAGCAAGAGTTAGAATGGAGAAGTGCTTTTGATAAACATTTTGAGGAATAAAAATGGTAGAATTGGTTATCAGAAATAAAAGACAAGGCAGAGCAATACAAAGCAAACTCGCCAAAATGACAGGAGGAAAATCGGTTGGTACGATAGAAGGACAAGATATTTCGTACCTTAATAAGCCTTGGTCTGTAGAAGCAAAACACAGAAAGACCTTTATTGGCAACAAGTTTATGGAGCAAGCAGAGAAAAACGCTCCAAAGGAAAAGACTCCTATAGTAATCGTTCACACCAAAAATCAAAGAATGATGAAGTCTTTAGTTCTCATCAGATTAGGAGATTGGATTGACTGGTACGGAAAACTTGAGGGAGAAGGAGATTCCAATACAAGTAATACAGAAGATCAGGCAAATGATGATAGAGTTTAAATTAACCTTAGCTGACATGGCAAGAATTTTAGCTATTATAGATAAGGATAAAAAATGATAAATTCCCTAGAAATTGAAAATTTTCAATCCCACAAAGATAGTGTCATAGAATTTAATAAAGGCCTAAACATTATAACAGGTGCCAGCGATTCTGGTAAATCTGCTATAATTAGAGCTTTGCTTTGGGTTATCAACAATAAACCACTTGGAGATGATTTTAAAAATTGGGATAATCCTGAAGCAATAACTAGGGTTGGTATTGAGTTTGATGATGGTGAGTTGTCTAAAGAGAGAGGTAAGAGTAACGTTTACATTACACAATCGGGAAACTTAGAAGCTTTTAGGTCTGAGATTCCTGAAGAAGTTCAAGAAATAACCAAGATAACTGACTACAATATCCAAACTCAACACCAACCCTACTTTCTATTACAAGATTCCCCAGGAGAAGTAGCTAGAAAACTGAATGAACTAGTTGGGCTGGATGTAATTGACAAATTATATAAAAATATTAACACCAAAATTACTTCTACCAAATCAAGCATAGAACACACAAAAAGTATCATTTCTGACCTTGAGAGTGACCTTGAAAAATATGCTCATATAGAGCTTATTTCTGCTTTGATAGAAAAACTTGATGTATCAGTCAAGAAAAAAGAGATCGTTGAAATCCAGCGTGTTTCTGTTCGTGGTTTGTGTGTTTCTGTAGCTGATT